AACAGCTGAAGGTGATAGTTTGTCTTGTTTTACTTTTGGAGCTTCATCTGGTTGAGCATCAAGAGTATCAGCTGAGTCTGTTTCAGTTTCTTCCTCAACTTTTTCATCTTCGCCCATACAGTTTGAAGCATATAAACCTTCAAAAGTTGACTTTGAACAGCCATACTTTTCTTTGATTTTTTCATACATTTCGTGTTTGGAACAACCAGAAGCATGAAGTTTCATCATATCCTCAACACATGCTGATTCATCATAACCTTCTTCTTGTTCTGGAGCATCATTAGGGTCTTCATCACCCATGATTTTATCGTATTCGTCGTCCCATTTATCTTCAGGTTTCTTGTTTTTAAAACCGAGGATTTCAGTAATTGACATTTGCTCAATATCAACGCTTTCAGATCTTGCAGCATTTCGTTCGGCTTCTTTAGCTGCTTGAATTGCGTCTTTGGCCTTTTGTAATCTTTCCTGAGCTTTTTTCAAGCGTTCCTTAGCTTTTATTTTCTTTTCTAGCTTATCTGCTTGTCTTTCAGCTCTACCTGCTTTACCAGAAGTTGTAAATCTGTCTATGGTTTGTCTTTTAATACCTCTACCGATTGCTCTTGCAGCACGTCCTATAACCTCGTCAAGTTCTTCTTCTGACAATTCATCTAAATCAATGTCATAAGTTGAGATTTCTTCTGCAATTACATCAAACATTTCGTCCCAGTCTTCTGAAATATCTTCATCATCTGCAACGATGGTCACGCCACGTTTTGGTAGAGTTTGAGAAACTTTCTTTTTATAAGCTTGGTCGTAAGCTTTTTTATCGTCTCCCTTAGCATTATCGGCCGGACGTTTCTTGGGTGTTAAACCTTCAATGTCGCCTGTAAATTGAGAATCCAAAGCAACAGGATGATCGATTCGCTCAATCTCATGTTGGTCTTTAAATCTCTTTTCTTCGGGCGCCTTTGGTTGGCCTACCTCGGAGAGAATGTCTTTAAATTGTTTCATATTGAGTCCCTATTTAATTCTATTATCTATTTATTAAAAACCTTGGTCTTCATCATCAAACGCGCCTGCTCTTCTTTCTTGTTCAATCTCATCTTCCATTTCATTTGCCTTTTCTTCAGACATTTGAAGAACATTTTTCACAATCCATTGATGAGAGAAATACTTACCAGTGTAATCAGCTACGTCTCTTAATGTAGTTAATCTTTCTCTTAATATCTCAGCTTCCTTAAGTTCCTCGAAATAGTTGTCTTTTACAAAGTCATAACGAATTTGATTTCTGATTTCGTTAAACTCTTCTGGTGTTAAAATTCCTTTCAATACCAATTGTTTCTCAAGTACCATATTGAATAACCAAGAAAATCTTGTTCTTACCCTACGTATGAACTTACCAAATTTTAGTTCATCACGAGTAATTTCAGATGCACGTCCAAAAGTTGCCTGTGTTTCTGGTTCCAATCTTGTTAAAGGTACCTTCAGTGCTTTATATAACTTACGCTGAAAATACTGAAGGTTCTCATCAGTACTTAAAGCTTGAGCTGCACCTCCGGCTAAAGTATCAACCTCGGTTGACCTTTCGCCACCTCTACGAGGGAACCAAAAATCTTCAGTCATTGTCAACATTTTACGTGAATCTGTAATTTCACCTGTTGACGAATTATACTGAAGTTTATTTTTATGGCGGGCCATCATATCTCTAAGATATTGTTCCGCCTTATTCTTAGGCAAATTACCTACATCAATATAAAAAATTCTTCTCTCTGGCGCGCGAGTCAAAGTATAAATGACTGTTGCGTCCTCAAGCATACGAAGCTGATTAAGTGCCTTAATTGCTGGATGTAAATGAGATAATACTAAACTATTATTCTCATTCATCAATCCTGAAGTCACTCTACCAATAGAGTCCTTCGCAATTTTAAACCCGGTTGTACCACCAGGAACCGGCGACCCTACGCCTCCAGTGCTTGTATTCTGGAATCCAGTATCTGAATACATGTAGTATTCATTTTTAACTCTTTTCGTTGGAATACCAGAGTGTTTATCTTTTTGTTTTTTGTCAACTTCCCTAATAAGTTTTAACTTACGAGGGTCTACATATCTTAATTCTACAATTCCTTTCTTTAAATCATTATCATCAATAATAATGTGATAATTTAATCTACCGTCCACATAGAACTTATAAAACATATCATAGGCGTTATTTGTAAAATCAAATAGCGTTAGTATGTTATCAAACTCATCAACAATTTTCTTCCTAACCTTTTCTGGTAAGTCTGTCTCATTAAGAGCAATCTCTACCACTTGGTCGTTTGTGTCAATACTAATTGCTTCGTTGACTATGTCGTCAATCGCCTGAGAAATCTCAGGTTGCATCGCCATGTGACGATATCTAGTAATTAACTCAGACTCTGTTTTAGCAGAGCCTTCCATATCTAAAATTGTATTATAAAAACCACCTAGCGCATTACCTACTGTAATTGCACCATCATCATTTTGGGGCTCCGCAAATGAAACCGGAATATTGTCGATTTCATCTTCGGCCCTCTTTATTTCAAAGCCAAAAATTTTCAAAATATCACCTATTTAAATTATGTAGTTGGAATTCCAGTGCTGCCTTCAACTCTCCAGAAGTCGTATGCAAATGTCACACCGAATTCCTCTATAGCATCAACGTTTGACCAATCCATGTCGATCTGGTCAATAGTTGTTGGATACATGCCTTCAAATACATAAGATCTGATAGCATCACCATCTTTGCTATATTGTGTAATAACGGCATTGGACTTGTAGTCCTGAGGTAATGCACGAACATTACTATCATGAGTATTGATAGCGTTCATCCAAGCCTCGAAGCCATTTCTTACAATGAAATCCTCATCATTAATTACTGTGACTGTCCAGTCATCAAATGTTCTATCACCAGCATATTTGATGTTTCTACCGAAGTAAGGAACCTCAAATGAACCTATGTTTGAGGCTGGAATTCCACCAGCCCTAACCATAAACGGAACTTTGAAATCTGCTTCAGGAGCCACAGGATTGAGTATCTGCACTTGGAAAAGGGAAGACCGAGCACCACCACCTACTAGTTGTGATTTAAACTCGTTAATATTAAATGCCATTCTCGTTTCTCCTATTATTTCTAAAAATTATTTATCCTATTATAGAGAACCTACAATCTCTTCAAATTCAATTCCGCTACGTGTAGCAACAAATGTAAGTTCAATTACATTAATACTTCTAGCAGGTTTGATGAAGATATTAGCTCTAAACTTACCTTGGTCCACTATAGCTGGCGTATTTACAGTACTATCAGATACAACTCTGAAGTCTATAATTCCTCTCCTTCCTTGAATATCTCTTAAGAAAGGTTCCACTATATTCTTGAATTGAGTTTGTGAGAACTCATCATTCAACTCGAATAGGAATGTTTGAGCGGTGTTAGCAATTACCTTCTCAACTGCAATGAACAATCTTCGAACATTGATACTAGAGAATGCAGTTGGTAAACCTAATCCTGTTTTATCCCCAAATAGAACAACGCCTTGTCCTACCTGTGACATTACTGGGTTAACATCAGAACTATAAAGTTGGTCCCTTTGTGCTTTACTTGGGTTAAATGCAAGTTTTACAACATTCTTAATTACGCCCTTACGGAAACCAGCTGGAGACTCATAAGGTTCAACACGAGAAGCAAGACCAGCCATGTCCCCGTTTAATGGTACATATCTGTATGTGTCATTATACTTGTCGTATCTATATTTGTATCCAGAGTCCATAAAGAAGTATGAACTATTCTGTAATGCATTTCTGTATGCAATTACATTTGTAAGTTTTGCGTTTGTTTTGTTTTCGTCAACAACAGCTTCCTTAGAAGGTGAAATGAATGCGATACAATCTTTTCTACTCTCAGCAATATTACTGATAATATAGTTTGCAACATTACCTGAGTTATCACCTTTACCTTGAAGAACAAATGAAACATCGATTTCATTATCATTTGCGAAGAGGTCATAACCTCCTGCAAGAGCACCTAGTCCAGTAGCACTTTCTGAAGTACCGTCTGTACCATTTGCAAGATCTTCATAAGCTAGTGTTTGAGCTTCGAAGTGTGCAGTATTTGCAACTTTTACCCAATCAGATCTTTGGTCAATTACATCTTTATAATAGTTTGTTGACCCATCTGATGTTTTTGCTGTTGATGTTGTTGAAACGTCTGTGTAAATTTCCAGTGCTACCCCAGATTCACCTGCGATACTACCATCACCATCAATAACTGCGATGTGATAGTTTCCAGATTGAGGAGCGACACCAAATAAACCAGCATGTTTCCATTTTCTTTCTAATGAAAGTTTATTCAAGTCTGTTTCTGCAAGCAAATAGTTATTGCTTAATGTTAATACATACTCGTAAGATGAGATTAATGCATTATTTGCAGTTTCATCACCTGCTGAATCCAAAGCTGTTTCAGAAAGTGAAGAGACTGGAATTTCTTGATAACCAACAGAATCATTACCGATTCTAATTAAATCACCAACATTCACATCTGCAACTGTAATTCTTTCAGCTGGAGCAACCTCGAAGGTCACACTTGAACTATTAAATGAAATTGTTTGAGAGATTTGTGTATTACCAGTGATTTTTGAAGCAGTAATGTCACCAACGTCAATTAATACATCTGAAAAATCATCAGATTTACAATAAGAAACATCGATTGAATTACCTAATGCGCCTGGATATAAAGCATCGAATCCACCAAAAGTGTGTAGTTGTGTATTTGCGTTTGAAGTATCGCTTGCAGAAGCTGCGACTGCACCGTTATCAACACGAGCTACATATAATGCATTAGCGTATGAAAGGTAATCTGCTGCTACGAAAAATGTCTCATAGTTATCATTGGTTGGTTCACCAAAACGACTTACTAGTTCATTCTCCGAAGAAACAAGAATTGCTTCGCCTACAGGACCCCATCTAAACACTCCAGCGATAGCTGCAGGTGGTGTTGCGATGGCCGGTACCGCTGCTGATGCGTCCACTTCACGAACAATTACGGAAGGACTTACGGAAAAAGCCATATTATTTCTCCTTTAATATTATCTATTTAAAACCTATTTGTTATAATTAGTTATCACTCTTTATTTATAAAAAGTTGAGCCTATACCTCAAAAGCTCTTCCAGGTACAGATTGCCATCCACCTTCTTGGCCGATGTCGTCACCTGTATCAATAAACCCAAAAGGTAATAAATCCTCGTTGAGCTGTTCCTCGGTCTTTTCTCTTAATTGTGCCAAGGTATTTATGTCTGTTAATTCTCTGAAAAATCTGTCATCAGTTAGCCATGCAAAGATGACTAAATTCATGACCATATCATCATGAAACCCAGGTTCAGCTTCGTAGGAAAATCCCTTTTTAGAAAATCGCGATAACTCCTGTATTGTGTTATAATCTACTAAAATCATCTGATTTTGTTCAACCAGCATTTTTAGTATAGAACAACCCTTTTGTTTAACACTTTTTGTTGTTCTTATTCCATGGTCAGCACTTCTTCCAAATCCACCTGATATTCTTTTTCCTGAACGACCAGCGTTCTCGGTGAATAGAAGATTTTCATAGCCGTAGTCCATTAAAAGTACATCAGAAACCTGTTCACCGATATCGTTAACCTCAATCAGAATAGCACTCTCATTATACATTAGGCCTATTCTATATATAATTGAAGCGAAATCAACAGGACTTATCATATTATCTCTATAACAAACGACCTGTTTATAAGGCATTTCAGTCACATCAAACACAGTAAATGTTGAATAATCGAGGCCTTTTCCCCGAGATACGTCGACAGTCATTACATATGCATGACCTTCCTTCACTGCTTCATATTGGCACATATTATCTTTTTCTACCAATGGTTTGGAATGTAGAAGCTGTTTTAATTTGGCACCACTAATCAGCGTACCAGAGCTTCCAATAAATTCACAGCAGTATTCTTGGTTAAACTTTTCTTCATCATGGTCAAGTGCTTCGATTGTTTCCTTACGCCATGTTTCATCACGGCCTGGAACATCATGCCACATTACCTTTACAAATTCATAACCATTGGTCTTTTCTTCAGCACCCTTACAAGTTTTCCAAAAATGGTTTAACCCGTTTGGTGTAGAAGTCATTAAGAGCTTTGTGGTATCACCAGATGAGATTGTCGGATATACCGAAGCAAAAAACTCATCAAAGCCTTCAATGAACGCGACCTCATCAAGATAGAGGAAACTGATAGATTTACCACGAATGGCCGATGATGTGGTTGTACCCGCATATATTTTACAGCCATTTTCCAAGGTAATATTACCTTTATTCCATTCCTCAATACCCTGTTGCATCCATTTAGGTAAAGCTTCATAAGCAAGTTGAACTCTTGAAAGAACTTCCCTTGCAGCATCACCCTTGTTTGCAAGAATAGCAACTGTTTTAAATTCATTAAATAAAATATAATGTAAAATTACTGCAACTGCTGTTGTAGTTTTTCCACTCTGTCTTGCTGTTAATACAGCAACACGTCTATTGTTCGTAATTTTTTCTGTAATTTCTTTTTGATAATCATACATCTCAAGGTTTACAAGACCTTTATCTACGTGTACAATTTTAATGTAATTTTCTGCGAAATATATTGGGTCCTTAGAACACTTCACATATTCCTTAAGCATATCAGGTGTAAATTCAATTTCCTCGCCAGATCTTTTGAGGTCATTGTTGCCCAGATATCCTTTAATAAAATCAGGCATTACTATTATCGTCCTTAATCATTTTAAGTAAATCAGCTGTTGATACAATAAGATTATTATTTGTGACGTTTGTAGAAGGAGCCTGTTCTTCCTTTGCATATCTCTTTTTGGTTGACATATCAACATAATCTTTGTTTGCGTCAAGCAGTGTTTTCATTAATTGAGATACAACCTCAAATGCTCTAGGCGATTCAGATTGTTTTGCAATTTCAACCATTTCCTTCACTGCGTCGTCACCTAAACCAATAATATTTTCAATGTTTCGTCGTGCAAGTTCAATGTCTTTTAAATTTTCATCAGCGAGTACATCTGCTGGAACTAATTCGCCAGCTGGTGTCTCTGCTGGTAAATTTTCTACTTCGTCATTTGTTGAAAATGCATTCGCCGGCAAATCGGGTAATTTATCCGGATTGAGTTCATCCAAAATTTCTTGTTTTTCTTCCTCTGCTTCTTCCAAAGGCCTCATATTTAGTGCTTGTGCAATTTTATCATCGCTCATAATTAGTACTC